GTGTAATCGTGGAACTTCGCTAGGTATCACCCACCAATAATCTTTATTCTTTCTATCAAACTTTCTAATCATTTAACCCTCGTGCGTTCGTGCTTGCGTTCGCCTAGAGGGGGAAAACGCCTCAAGCGTTTTTCCACTCTTCCTATACCATGTTATGGTATGGATATATGCGACAACTTGACGCAAGCAGGTACCACTTTTGTCGCAATCAGCTACCACTTTTGTCGCATGTTTGAGTTTATTCATCTTTTTTTGGGTATGGTTTAAGTTCATAATTTAGTTGTTTTTTGAATGTTTTTTTGTCATTTTTATTACCAACGAAAAATATATATCTATGTTTTCTTGGTCTTGGTTTAAGATAAAACCTATCGCCATAATCATTTCTAATTGCTTCGGCTCTATTTTTATAACCTCTATATTTATCTGCTATAGTTTGTCCGTGTAAATGTTCCATGCCTTTAATCTTCCAGTCAGTTCTTTTTGCAGATAAACCACAATAATAAAAATTACACGCTTGATATACATAACCTATATGGTCTTGTTCCGTGTCGGCAAAGCTTATAATTATTGATTTTGGTAATTGTTTTAAAGATCTACTAATTAATATAGATGCTTCGTTTTTTATATTGTTTTTTAAACAAAGTCTATTTAACTCTAAAATGTATTGTATGTTTTTTTCTCCAGCAATACCCTTTCTAAGTGGTGCGCTTGGTGGCTTTCCATAAGTAATAACACCACACAAAACATCATTCAAGAATAAACCATAAGCATAACTGATAGATGGCATACGCTTTGCATAGTGAATACCAAGTAAATAAGGCTTTGTATCTTCATAAGATATTTTTTTCACTTCGTATAATTCTTTCATTTAAAAATACATTTCATAATCTGTCTTTGGCATAGAGTTTATTGGCTCTAATACCCCGTCTTTTCTTATTAAAGTTTGCACTCCATAATCCACATTACCAGAGTTAGATTTGACTAAGGCCGCCTTGACCACGCTCAACCTATCGTATGGTATATTTGCTTGTTCACATAATTCCTCTGCATCTGATTCGCTTGGTATCCACATACTAATTGCAAACCTAACTGAATCTGTGATTGAACTTGCACCTCTTATGTCTGCTTTGTGTGAATAAGGATCATCAGAATCATTGGTAATGGATTGTTTATTAATATGATGCGTTGTTAAAGTAGTACAACCAATATTGGCACTAATCATCGCACAATAACTTCCCCAGAGCTGTCCAGCTTCGTTACTTTGCGACACACTAGCCGTTGTAAAGGCTTGTAATGGGTCGAACGCAACTAACTTTAAATTCTCTATACCTTTTAATTCTTCTACAATCTCTCTTGCTTGTTCAGTAATACCCTCTTCTCGCAATAAAATTAATGGCTCTTTTTGGTCTGGTATTGGATAAACATATACATCGTTGTTATGTTTAAACCTTTCTCCAAAAGGGTCTAATAAATCAATTCTATTGTGAACCTCATTGAGGTCATCTTCAGCGCAGAACACTACTGAAGAACCTTTCTCTTTAACTTCTTTACCCCACCAAGTAGAACCTTTGGCTATTGCTAATGCAAGTTGAAGTAAAGATAGAGACTTTCCAACTCCTCCTGAACTAGCTAATATGCCAGGTTTGGCGAGGGGTATAAATGAATCTACTAAAAACTTTTGCGGTTCTGGTTTCTCAACTAAATTACGAATCGCATACTTTTTAATATTAAATTTAGATTCAGTAAGTTCTTGTTTAACTTTATCTAAACCATGTTTTAAATATAAGTCGTTATAATCCCCACGCTCGCTCGGCAAACGCACGCAAGCATTAGTCACACTCTGCACACACTCTTGGGCTTTCTTCTCTCCGACTCCGCTTTCATCGTTGTCTAACGCAACAACAATCCTAGCACCCGAAAGCTCGCGTATTTGAAGGGCAACTGCCATGACGAAATTGGCAGAAAATACGCAAGCTACGGGAATTTGTGTTGCTTCATAAATAGTTGCAGAAGTTGAATAACCCTCTGCTAATATAATTTTATCTAGTTTTGGAATATCTTTTATCTCAGCACCAATGAGAAATATGTTGCCTTTTATTTCTGAATCAGAAGCAAATCTTTTTTCACCATTTTTACTAATATACTGTAGAGAACGTATGTCTCCTGTTGTAGAATACACACCGCAAACCAACATATCCTGGTATTGCTTTAAACCATAATTTTTAACCTTTTTATTTGTGAGATAGTCATGTTCAATAACATTCGTGTAAGAGTCAAACCAGCGTTCTACTTTTTTAGCCACTTCATTGTGCCTTTGTTTTTTAGTTTCTTCGGCCCTTTTCTTAGCCTCTTGCAGTTGACGTTGTAAATCATCTCTTTGTTGAGGTGTCATAGCTTGATGATTCACGCTTGACCATTTACCCTCAAAGCCTGTTTTCCAATTACCAAAGGTTGCAAAGTAATTGCCGTTTACTTCATTAATTACATAATAACCAGACTTTTGGTTAGTATCAGCTTTAACACCAGCTAATTCATTAACTGGTACTCTTACTATTTCTCCTGTTATTTGTAAATGATCGATACGCAAGCCTTGTGCTTGCATTTCATTTATTAAGTCGCTTGTGTCTTTTGGTTTTGTTTGTTCTAAATTATTTCCTTCTGGAAAGTATTTCGTCAGATCCATGTTTTGCCCTTTCATCGTCTTGTTGAGCTACAGCGTTAGCCCAGTTTAAATATTCCCTTACGATAGAAGTAAAGACTCTTTTCCTATTGTCTCTATCCCATTTATGTAAAGGTTCATTACGTTCCTCTCTTGCTAATTCTACATAGACATTCTTGGTTTGTGCAATAGAGTATTCAACACCTTCGTCATTTAATTGTGCTTTGTTTGGTAATCGTTTACCCTCTCCAATCTTTTTTAAATGATCCATACTGCACGCTCCCAACCAGTAGTCTCCGTCTTTGTAAAGTAATGGCCCACTTGGGTTCTTGCAATAAGCACACAAAGTAGGCCTGTTTTTACCATTGTAATTAAAATGGTGTATCGTCATCGTCAACAGTAGTTGTACCCATTGCTGCTAATTCTGAATCAGACGGACCAGTTTTAATATTGTCATCAACAGCTTCTGCTTTTTTATCAGTAGCCTGCCAAGTTCTACCCCAATCTTCATTAATCTTTAGATAACCATTATCATCTTTGACTAATTCAGCTGAGACACTTTTACCCATAAATGCAGTTGCAGTATTCTTTGGTGGTTCTTTAATACCCATAGCTTGTGCCATAAGCATCATTGATTTAACACCGCTTTGAACATACTTTTCATTTTCGTGACCAACAGTAAAGGTATGATTTAACCTTATACTAGTGCCGTCAATTTCAAAGTACATCTTACAACCACGCCAACCGTTTCTACCTTCTACTAAATCTTCATCTTCGCCTTGCCAATGTAGAACGTGTCTACCTGGCTCAACAACCGACTTACCTTCATTAGAGGTATCTACATTAAAATTACTTAAATCCATTTTTTACTCCTTTTAGATTAACCAGGATCGTAAGACGAATAAGTATTAAGATACTCATTCAAATCTTCACAATCCTTTTTTAAATCAGCAAGCCTATCGTAGGTTTCAACTGGATAAGACTCAGCTTCAAAATCAACTTTAGTTAATAATGAATCAAGTCTTGCAGTTATCCTGTCAAGGTCTCGCTGTACCACGTCTATATCAGATAAGATACTCACTTCAACATTTCCTCACGGATTGCGTTCCAATCCATTGGTAATTCGTCTGGTAAGTTATATCTGTTCTTTGCAAGAAAGGCTGGGTCGTTATTGGTATAGATGATTCTATCACCAGACACAGTTTTAGTAGTCATACCACTCTTACCTTGCACCTTAATAGTTCCTAACTTCTTAGCCGCAAAAAAGCACGCATCAGAATGTTCCAACAATAATGCTGAAGCTTTCTTATGAAGTTTAAGAGAATATCTATCGTAAGCTTCGATTCGTGGATCTTCCACTTTTCTAACTTCACTATGACATATCTGGAATATCATCATTCCTTTATCTCTTAGTCTATTAAGTTTTTCTACATACTCACCCCAATATCGAAGTGTCTCTGCATATCCTTTACCATAGCTAGGTTGATCTATTGATTTCCAGCTATTATCTTCACAAACTTTATCCCAGAGTAATCTCTCAAACCAATCTAATGAATCAACACAAACAGTTTTGTATTCATGTTTCTCATTATGAAGTTCATCTAAATTACTCATTACATCAGAATATGTTTTACATGGTATATGATCCATTTGAATCTTACCTAAACCATCTTCAACATCTAACATAATTGGGTTTCTAGTTTGTGATGCTAAATAAGTTTTACCAACAGCAGCCTCACCATGAACGATAATTCTTGGTGGTTTCTGTTTAGTCTTTTTTCGTATATCAGCTAGACTCATTTAGACACCTCAATCTTTTTTTCTTCTACTGGCTCTAATATGTTTTTCATACGAGCTTCGTAAGATGAAAGTAAAGTATTTAAGTCATCTATATCATTGTTAGCTTTGATAATAAACTCATCTCTGATTTGTCTTTTATCTTGCCAACGGACATATAATTGCTTTGCTTCATCTGGCATATCATTAACTTTATGTTCTTTGCCATCGTCAGCAAACTTAACTGTTGGTTCATCAACAGCCTTATTTTTTTCACTCATTAGTTTCTCCTTTATTATATTGTTTATATAAATCGCAGATGCTTCTTGCGTTACAAAAGCGACAATGATCCCCATAAACAAATACAGGGTTTTCCTCCAAGCACGCATCCACGCACGGCTGTAAGAAATCGTATGCCCAATCCACCAGAAATTCAGCGGTGGTGGTCCAAGTCTTTATAGGTCCGCCTCCCCACGTTGCGCGAGGTTGGACTATTGTAATCTCTACTTCAGTATCTTCATTACCATAACGAGATAATGCACCTATTGCATATATCATGGCTTGTTTGTTGTGTTCTGGACTAACAGGATATTTACCTGTCTTTAAATCTATCACGCACATTTTATGTGGAGTGATTATTAATGCATCTGCATAGCCGTATAAATCTTCTGATATTTCTTGCAGTCTTACTTTTTGTTCTACTAATAGTTTGCCGTTTAATCTTTTTGCTCGTTCTTGTACATAATCAACATAAATCTTTGCACAATCAATCATGTCTTGGTCGACTTCTATTTCAAAATCTTCTACATATTCTTTTTTACCAAGCCAATAATCTTCAAGTGTCACATCAACTAAGAATCCCTTTAAGAGTTGTTCTGTCATGTTGTGAATTAATGTACCAACAGCGGCTGGTAAACCAACTTGATAATCAACCTTGGCTGCCAGACTTGGCATACCTGGGCAGTTAGTCCATTTTTCAGCAGCTGATGGGCTAAGTTTGGCGTGTTTCATGTGATACCCTTGCTTCTTCTTCTGCTTTTATGATTTCGTCAATATCATATACAATTTTACCATTAAGGTTAAAATAGTCAGGTCCTACCTTTTTAGCACGCCAACCCTCTATGGTTCTTGGAGATCTTCTCCACCTTTGAGCGAGTTGTTTAGTATCTAGGAAAGTTTTATCTTTTTCCATTTAATCTCCCTTTTTGTTTTGATTTGTTATAATATATATGTAAATGTACTTGAATACAACAGTTAAATTACAAAAAGGAGTAGAAATATGTCGATAGACGATATAAAAAAAGAAGAATGGGATCGAGTTCGTAAAGACGGACAGGATAATGTAACTGATATAAAACCAGATATGGTTAATAAACCAGCACATTACCAAGGAAAGATAGAGTGCATAGAACTAATTAGAGATAGAGTTGGTTCAAAAGGATATGCAGCTTATTTAGAAGGTAACATTTGGAAGTATTTATATAGACATAAGAATAAAGAAGAGAACATACAAGACTTGAAAAAATGTCAATGGTATCTAAACGAGTTAGTTAGATATTACGAGGAGTTGTAGGGATTTACCAAGGAGGTAAACATGAACTTATATGAGTTTGATGATCGAATCTTAAAAGAAAGAAACGGAAGAAAACCTATATATGTAAACAAACACCTTGCAGAAAGATTTAAAAACTTCTGTAAGAGTGAGCAGAAACAACCACATGAAGTGGCTGAATACTTGTTATCTTTGGGTATTAATTCTGCTAAATACTATGAAGAACCTAAGGTGTCTGTTGACATCGAAGCTCTTTAAATAGGTTTTTGACATTGGTAAGCGAGTCCATCGCTTGCATCTCTTCGTCTTTAATAGTTTTCTGTTTACTGCCGTCTGGAAAAGTAAAGATAACTTTTTGTGGTTCTAATGCAACCAAAGCATAAACATCTATTGAGCCTTTGTCGTATTCTCTTTTCTTGGTAAACGAACCACGTCTAAAATCATATTCCCATGACACTCTATGGTTTCTTATTTTAGATTGTGTTTTAACTTGGCATTTGTATAGCTTATGGTCAACGTCAAAGATGATGTCTGCTTCTGCGCTATGCGGAACGATAACCACAGTATCAGCGTATAAAGAAAGTAGCGAGGCTACTAAGTACTCTCCAGATCGGCCAATTCTTTCCGATTGGCGCGCCATAGGGTTATTGTGGTGGGGTTATATTATTTTCTTCTTGGAATTGTTTTCCAGGCTCACTTATAGAAACTAAATAAGCGGTTCTTCTTACTGCCTCATTAGTATCAACACCTGTTTTACCAAGCTTTACTAACTCTTCTACAGAATTATCTTTTGTAAAGACATTTGCTAATTGTTTAATTGCTCTTTGTTGTAACTTTTCATCTAATTTACCAGCAAATTTTACACGCCACATAAAAGAACCTATTTGCGCAAGGTCTCTTGGTAAAAATTTTGGATCGATTGGTGTTCCTGGGCTATCTATATTTACAATTCTTCCAGTTCTTTTTAAAACCTCATTAAAATTATTCCAACCTAAAATTAAATCATTTGGATTTATACCCTTTGCTTCTGCTACACCCCTTAAAACAGAATTAAAATTTGCCTTCGATGCATCATCTCCTATTAATCTTTTATATAAATTAAAACCTGTTTTTGCACTTTCACCAGCTTCTTTTAAAACAAAAGCTTTATTTGCTTGGCTTTCTATATAAATTCTTGCTAATGTTGGGAAAGCATCAGGATCTGTTTTATTTAATATTTCATAAGTTTTTTTAATTTCAGCAGCACTTCTTTTGTCTGGATTGAATATAAAACTTTTTACTTTATTTATATCAACATCACCTTTTAATAATCCTTTTAAATTATCTTTTACAGGAACAACAAGTTCTTCACTTAATCTTGCATAGGTATTTTTTGCAGCTTTATAATTTGGATTGGTTTTAAGAATGTTATCAAGCATATCTATTACACCAGTTTTGGCTTCGTTAGACAAAACGTTTAAAGTGCCAGAGTCTATACTAGTTGTTTCTTTCAAGGCTGATTGTAAATAAAAATCATCTACTTTTTTTCTAAACTCTCTTAATACTAAATCTAAATTATTAACATTTGTTTGTGGTATTCTTTTTCTTTTTTTAACAACTTCTGTTGAAGGCAGACCAAACTCATCAACAATTAATATATCTTCGTCAACTTTTGTATCAGGAGCTTTTGTTAATCTTCTTTTTAATTTTATAAGTTCATTATAAACAGGACCACTATCACCGCCTTGTGCTATTCTTGCATCAATATCATCTAAAAGCTCTATTATTTGACTTTCGTTTACAAACTCTTTATTTGAAACAGTATAACCAGATTTTTGTGAAGTTATTGTTCTTTCATCTTTTGCTGTTTTTAAAGCTTTTTTTGCAGAAGTGCCAATATTCTGTAAAGCATCATCTAAATATTCTGGTTTTTCGGCTAGCTCATCCATTAATCTATTAGCAATATTTTTTAATTCTTTTGGCCTATCTTTTAAATAGTTAAACATAATTTGACCGCCCTTTTCAGTTCCATAAATATCAGCAGCTAGTCTTTGTATTACTTTGTTATCTATTAATTCTGGAGCTGTTATTTTTACAGAGTTGCCAAACTTATCTTTAATTTGTTTTTCTAATAATATTGCAGCACTAAGCTCGGCATCATCAACTCCTTTTAACGCTTGGTTTGCTATTTGTGCGGCTCTACTAGGACTTGTTAAATATCCAGTTATACCACTAGTAAGTAATGTTAGTGGTACTTGGACAGCAAGCGGTGCGCCTAATTGTTCTAAGCCAAATTGTGTTGTTCCAGCTGTTGTACCTATTGCTGCGGCTTGTGCAAGACCTTTGCCTGTTCTGGCTACAGCAGCTCCTGGTGTTATAAATTCAGATAATGTTTCTGCATATTTTCCTAGTGGAGTTTTTGACTTATATTTTGTTACTGCTTCTGCGCCTGGTATTTGTTCAACAACATCTGTTATTTGTTCATAAGTTGGCATATACCCACCAAATAATTTTTCTGTTATTGGCTCTGTTGTCAAAGATGGTAGCGGTGAAATCATACCTCTAAGATTTCTTAGTGCTTCAAAATATTTTGTAATAGGTTGTTTTTTGCCAATATCTTCTGGTTTTGGCGTTGGTGTAACAACAGCCTCTATACCTCTTTCAAGCATACCAGGTAAACCTGCTGTACCAGCTATACCTTTATAAGCACCAGTTGCTATTGATCTTCCTATGTCAACTGCTCGTTCTTTTCTAGTTAAAGGTGTTGGTTGTTCTTCTATTGTTTCTTTTAGACCAACTATCTGTTTGTAAAAATCATTAATTGGTATATCTGAATAATATTTGCTATGTAAAGCATCTACAAGCTCTTTATCAGAGTATTCTGGATATTGTGGGTATTTTTGTCTAACCTCTTGTATGGTTATTGCCATTATTATTGCCTTAAACCTAAAGGATCTTCAACTGTACCTGGAGTTGGTGTTGGTTGTGCGTAAGGATTATATATTGGTGCAAATCCAACAGTATAAATATCTTCAATTCCTTGTAAAACATCTATTGCTTCTTGATTGTTTTTATCTCTACCAACCTGTAAATTTCTGTATTCTTTTTCTTCTTGTAGACCAGTCTCAACTTCAGACTGTATGCCTTCTATAAAGTTTGATAATGCTTTAATTTTTTGTTCAGCTGTTCTACCTGCTGAGATAATTTTTTGGAAGTTTTTAAAATCTTGGTCAGAAAGTCCTCTACCCTCTTGTCCTCTAACTTTAGCTATTTGATAAGCAAAATCTAATAATTGTGATTCAGTAATAGATGTACTATTTGCTAAATCTTTAAATTTAGATCTAACTTCGCTTGGTGCTTTATTAACAAAAGCTTCTTTTTTATTAGGGTCTATTAAATAACCAGCTACAGCCATCTCTTCACTCATTTGTGCAAATACTTGGGAAATATCTCCAGTTATTAATACAGAGCCAGGGTTTTCATAAAGATTTTTTATAATTCTGTTACCAGAGGCAATTAATGGATTTACTCCCCTTGCTCTTTCATACAAACCATCGTCAGTTGTCCAGCCTTTTATTTCTTCTGCTTTTACTTTTGCACCTTTGCCAGCTGTGGAAAGAACAGGTGTTTTATTGAGGAAATTACCAGCTTTAACTTCTGCTCTTAATTCATCTTGTGTTGGATTTACTAAATCTTTTACTCTATCTCCAGCAGCATTTGTAATAGTCCATGTGTTTATTGATGGTTCTTTGTCGCTTGGTGTCGGAGGAGCTGATAATGGAACTATTTGCAAGTCAGGGTCAGCTTGTACCGCAGCTATTGTTTTTTTATCTGTTTTTAAAACACTTCCAACTGGTCTACCAAGCTTATTGCTATATATACTAAATCTTTCTACTGAACCAGGTTTTTCACTACCTAAAAAATATTCCTCTGCACGCTTTTGCTGTAGATTAATATAACCAGGTAAGCCAAGACTTCTTAACAATCTTGCTTGTTGTGGGTTTGTTTGTTCAGCCATTCTTATTGCATTTTCATAATCTTTTTGATATTGATTTTGCAATTCTAAATTTTTTCTAGCTTGTTCTCTAGCTAACGCATTTTGTGCTGCTGGTTTACCTTGTAAGGCTTCACCAAATTGTATTAATGCTTCAGATGTGCCTAATCTTCTAGCTTGTTTTCTTTGTCTAACATAAGCATCAATTTCTGCTTGTGTCATTTTTTCCAATTCTTCTTTTGTTTTTAACTCACCAGGCTCATCACCAAATCCGCCAATTCTAGCTAACTTATCACCAAAACCAGTAAGTTTTGGTATAGTTGGTGGGGGTGTTGGTATGTCAGGAGCTTGAAATGATTTTATATCAGATATTAATTTATCTGCCTCTGTGGTGTAAGGTGTTCCCATCATACTCGGTAAATTAAGATTTATTGCCATTTATAATACTCCGTAATTAACTAAAATAAATCCATTATTGTTCCAACAGCGGATGCTGCTTGTCCAAGACCCTCTGCTGTTGCACCTCTTTCACTTGTAAATCCACGCGTGCTTATTAGTGGTGTTCCTAAACCAGCTTGTAATAAACTAATTTGTTGTTGTGGATAACCCAATGCTCTTGCAAACTCGCCTCTTTGTGCGTCTATAGCTCTTTGTTGTAGTGCTTGTTGTTGCTGTCCTATACCTCCCAGCAAACCAAGTCCTCTTAATTGTTCTTGTTGTAAACCACCCAATAAGCCTGCTCTCTGCGCACGCGCCTGCATTTCTAATTGTGGCTGTGTTAATGCAGCTCTGCCAGCAATATCTAAACCAGCTAACTGTCTTTGTTGCTGTAGCTGTGCTTGTTGCATACGTCTTTGTTGTCCTAGCTCTGCACCAAAGATACCTGCTTGTTGACCAAGCTGTGCTTGTTGTAGGGCTCTTTGTTGTTCTTGACCAGCACCAAATATGCCTAATTGTTGTTGTCTTGCTAAATCAGCTTGTGCTGCTGCTTGCGCCTGCTCAAAGCCTGCTTGTCTTAAACCAGCAGAGGTTCTAGCCATCTGCTCTGCATAAGGTCTTTGTGATTCTGCTTCTAGTATTGCAGATCGTGAACCACCAAAAGCACCTGCTCTGATTGCTCTTTCCTGCGCACCGCCACGCGCTATATCAGCTTGTCGCTGTATATCTTGCATAGCCAAATCTATAACTTGTTGTTGATAAGGTGATTGATATGCACCTATGTCTTGACTTAATAAACCTCTAAACTGTGGAGTAGATACAGGACCTATCTGTGCTGCACCTGGAGCTTGTGTTGCTTCTATCGTTGGTGCTTGAAAACCAGTAACGGGTTGGATGGTAGGTCTAAACTGATCTTGTGCCATACCTTGTAAAGCTTGTGTTGGGTCATAACCCATACCTGTTTCAAACATACCTCTTGTAGCTTGAAACTGTCGTAGTTGGTCTGGTGAGAAACCAGCGACCATTGGGCCTGTATAAGGTAAAAATGGTTGTCTTGATACCCCTTGCGCTCTGCTAAAAAGCTCTTTAAATTGAGCTTCTTGCCATGCTGGTAATTCTGCTACTGATTCTGTTTTGGTTTTTCCTTTACTCATAAGTCTTTTCTAATTAAATGTTCTGTCTCAAATCCTAGATGTTTTATCTTTCTAATCCATCCTTTTCTACCGCCACCGTATAATCTTTTAATACCTGCGGCTTTTGCAAATGCTTCTATTGATGGTAGCATTTCTTCTAGTTCTTCGTAATCACCACCACAAAATAATAAATTCATTGCTTTAACTTGTGGATATATTACAAACTCTGTTATGTATGCAGACTTTTTGCCTGGCCATAAATGGAATATACCATGTCTTATTTTATCTTCTATATCGTCAATTGTATAGGAATCTTGATACTTTACAGCTTTTGCTATATAAGGTTTACACCTTTCCCATTCAATTTCCCAAGGATCTTTTTTCGCTTGGCTTATATCAACTACCTTATTAGTCACCTTTTGCATATTCTACGATGCTCGCATAAACAGTTAAATTACCAGCACGATCTGATTGTACTTTTACAACATCGCCTTGGTGTAGTACTAAACTTCTAGTTAATAATTCTTCAGTATTGTAAGCAGTAATAGTAAATTCTTTAAATAAGGTATAAGTAGTAGCATCATGCGTTACAGTAACTGTTATATTGGTTTGTTGGTTATCATGGTCACAAACCAAAATAGATTCAATGATTGCAAAAGTAAAATCATCACCACTTGGGGATGTATATAATGTTGTTAAATCTGTAGTGGTAAGTATTTCATGCGCTGTTTCAGCTCTTTGTATATACTGTCTTTGTGAGGATAAATCCATTATCTTTTACCTCTAGTTCTTACATTCAATCTTATATTACCAACTTGGAAGTCTTGATTAGTGCTACCTGTTACAGTCATTTGTACTTGTCTTGCTGTAAACCTAGCATCGGTATATCCGTCATTTTCAAAGGTAAAACTACCAAAGTCTGTTTCGCTACCTAGCGGGGTAAACTTACCTTTAAAACTTATGGTTACACCTGGTAATGTGTTTGCTTCTTCGTCTGGAATAATCTGATTACATTGCACATAGTTATCACCGTTACCTAATTCTATTGGACCGCTTGTACAAAAGGGTGCATCACTATTTAAGTTTGGTGAATTAGATAATGTGGTTGATTCATGTTCGTAAACAAAACCATTTGAATCACCAGCAATAGGATAATTAAACGCGCCTTGGTCAATCCAACAGCCTCTATCTAAAGAACCTATAGACCAGGTGTTTTCTAAGTAATTCCAGATTACATATTTGTTTGGTGTGTATTGTCCATCACCTTCAGGAAAACCCCACCATATTTCATTAAAGTTAGAGTTATGTCCACCCCAGCACGCCTGCTTGCCCTGTAGGTTTAGATTGTCATACACATAATCATGCACATCGCATTTGATTTCTCTTACAACACCATCGTAAACAAAGAATGAGTTTTCACCCATCCACGCAAGAAAGTTTCCTGTTTGCACGACTGATCTTCTACTTACAGCTTTACAGTTTGCACCTGCTGCTGCGATACCATAAACAAACGGAGAACCTACATAGCTCATTCTATCTATACCAGTATCACTAAAGACTATGACATCGTTTTGATATTTAACACCTAATAATGCACGACCACCTGTAGGTATTTGTACATCACCTGCTGTATTAGTAGCTTTAGATGTCCAAGTATTTCTATCTTCTCTATCACTCCAAGATACCTTTCTAGGGTCGCCACCAGAACCAATAGCAACTAAATGCCTTTCATTAGTCACTAGAACAGCCTGACAGCCTGTAGGAGCGTTTGTTACGACTGTACCAATGGTATCAGCTGTACCGCCTGAATTAGGTTGCCATTTGTAGATTTTACCGTCACCAGAAAAACAAAAGACTAAATCTTCACCCCAGTTGTCAAAGGAGAAATGACCTGAAGCAAGAGGTAGTCCAGATTGACTTCTAGCATCGCCATAATCTTCTACGTTATAGTGGTATGCACCGTAACCAAGAGGATCGTTGTCAGCGTCACTTACAAAGCCTGTTGGTGTTATATCAGTCCAAGTATTATCGTATAAGACATATACCTTTTGTCTTGTACCTACAGCTAGTATGGATTCACCAAGATTATCCTTATAGGCATACATACCTATAGGTTCACCGTCTAGTGCTGTGTTTCTTAGTTTAGTCCAACCACCGATAGGTTTAAGAAATCCGTTTTCAAAACGCACAAGATTGCCGTCAACCCAACGACCTTTGTTAGCATAGTCAGTACCGTTTTTGACTATGCCAGCTGGCGGAGTTACAGGCAATAGTGCCATTGTTTAACCTATAGTTTTAGTAACAGATGTTGGTGTAATCTTTTCAGCTATCTGAGCATCTAGTCCAGATTTAAGACTTGTTACTTCATCAGCACCCATAGCTGTTTCTACCCAACCTTGAACGTCTGAAGCAGATAAGTCTGCAAAGGCTGTAAAGCTTGATAGATCTGAAGTATCTACAGATTGTGTGCCATAAGTAGAGGCTGTGTGGTTGTTACCATCAGCATCTTGGTTAGCATCATCTTCTGCGGTTAGTCTCCAATGCACGTTGTAAACAACGTCGCTTTGGCTGTTATGTGTAGGGTAAGTATCAACTGTTGAAACATCCCAAGTATATGATATTGCCATTTTATTCTCCTTTAAGTAAGTTAATTTCAGATTGTAAGGCTTCAATCT